GATCAAATACTTAATGTTGGTGCTACTTCTCACGATGACTTACTAGACGCATACACTCACTTAATCGCTTATCTCCAGAAACGAGGCAACTACAACATCGAGTATTGATGGAAAAAATCTACATCGCAATCACTGCTCACGACCCGATGTCACGGGTCGAATCGACTCTTGCAGTTTTAAGAGCTTACGAGACTTTGCCTCTTGACGTTTATGTAGAATTTTTTATCGATCATAACCACAAGCATGATTTAGATGAGTTTTCTCTAATTGTTGGCTCTCACTGCCATCTAAGGCAAACAAGTTTTGAAGTAGCATCCCCAGATTTTGAGGGGTATTACTTGTGTTGGGCACACAAGAAGAGGTTTTCCAGAAAAGTACTAAATAAAGAGTTTGATTATTACATGTACTCTGAAAACGATATGTTATTCGGTGATAAACAGTTTGCTTATTGGAAAGACTACAAAGATAAACTTAGACCTCTTAACCTAGAGCCCGGTTTCTGTAGGTTCGAACATTACAAAGACCTAGATATTCCTTTCGATAACTATAAAACTTGGAATCTTGACCGAGAGACTAAATCTGTTTGGGGTGAAATAGGTTACGACTGTGGATTCATCCTTACACACAGTGATCCTAACTTTGTTGGTTTTACTTCTCTTGGTAATCCTTACGCAGGTCTCATGATTCTTGATCAACAGGACGCTGAAAAATATATAACTAGCGCAAGTAGTGATCCTTGTAAAAGCTACGAGATTATTGGTAAACGTGACTGGCCCATAGCTGACAGGAGTTCGATGGGCTTGGCGTTTGAAAATTTGCTACCTGGTCAAGAACACAGAAGAGTGGTTCCGTTAGTGAAAGACGGAGAAAATCTCGAAATTCATCCGTGCGCCTTAGTAAGGCATCTAGATGTGAAGTATTCAAAGCAGCTTTACGACAAAACCAATACGATCACCGTAGATAAAATGTTCAGCTATGGAAACTGTTAACCACCCGGTTCACTATACGCAAGGTGATATTGAGTGCATTGACGCCATGGCAGCGGCTGCGGGGTCCGAGGGGGTTAAATCTTTTTGTCAGCTTTCCTGCTTCAAGTATCTCTGGCGCTTTCAGCACAAGAACGGAGTAGAAGACTTGAAGAAAGCAAAGTGGTACTTGGATAAACTCATCGAGCTATATACAGTAGACTGAAAGAAAATAAAGTCGTAATGGACATCAAGGCTTTTGGATCGGTTTATGGGCAGACTGCTCCTCTGCCTATGTGTAGTGGTTTTGTTTGGGTGCCTTCTGACGGTGAAAAGACTTTTGGTACTTGCAGGGCTCTTTTTGTTGAGTCAAAAAGCTCGGTAGGGACGGACGATTTTTACGTTCGTTTAAACGACATGGCTGTTAATCAATATCTCCATGTGGAGAATGTTGGAGGTGATACGCAGCTTGATTGGGCGGCGGTAACGCTGAGTGGCGGGTCTGTTAACGGTGTCATTGTTCTCTACTAATGGAAAATTACAACACAACTGGAAGCACTCTCGCAGGTCGCTATGCAAATGCGGTCAGAGCTGCTGATAAAGAACGTCGTGAAGACGCGGAATCAAGTGCAGAGTTTGACTCATACGTTCAAAGTGATTTTGATCGAGAAACTAATGGTCCAACTCCGCCTGAGGAACCCGAAACTAATGAAGAGCGCATGGATGCTCAGTTTGGTCCTGCTGACGAAGGGACCGTTGACCGTACTAAAGAGTACCTAATAAACAAAGCTAAAAGCCAAGTAGCTGGCGTTGCTGATATGTAGAAGCGTGGTATCGTAAAACATCTAATCGTGTCAGCATGTTGTTAGATTGTTTTCCGTACTTCAACGAGAAAGAACTTCTTGAGCTTCGTATTCGCACCCTAGAAGACCATGTAGATGGTTTTTTGATTACTGATGCAAATAAAACTCACAGAGGTGAAGATAAGCCGTTTACGTGCCTAGATACGATTCGAGAGCTTGGTCTACCCGAAGACAAAATTCAAATTCTCCACGTCGAGTTACCTACTTACGAAGAAGCCCCTGACCCGTGGGTTCGTGAGCGCGGTCAGAGAGACGCACTGAGCGTTGGTCTCTTTATGACCCCGGACGACACTTTTTTTATCTGCAGTGACTGTGATGAAATTACTAACCCCGACAAACTAGAAGAAATCAAAGAAACGGTTCTAGAAAACAAAGATAAAGTCGTGCGCATGAGTATGTCTATGCACTACGGACGTGCTGATCGTCAGTTGATTTCTCCCAAAGGAGAAAAATTTGACTGGCGTTGCGGCACAGCTTCTACTGTGGGACAACTGCGAGATTTTGGTACTTTGTCCTCCCTCAGGGCCTCTACAAACAACGTTTATGTAGGGGATCGTGACGCTGGTTGGCACCTTAGTTGGATGGGTGATGCCGACAAGCGGAAGACCAAACTTCGTTCTATAGCAGAGTATTACATCTGGGATAAACCAGAAGTTCAGGAAAAATGTGAAAACTTTGTGCCTGAAGAAGGTAATACAGACATGTTAGGTCGAGAAGATCACCTTATTACTACTTATCCGGTATCTGACCTTCCTGAACCTACCCTTAGAATAGAACGAGTACGGAACTACCTTCTGCCTGACAGCTGAGGGTCAAATAAATAATGACAGCTTCCATCGATGTCCGTAGTCAGTTTGAAGAGATTTTAGAGGCAGCTCGCACTCAAGATCGTTCTAATCAAGCTGCAACGATGGTGGTCTTGAGCCATCTACAGCAGATGACTCTTCTGATGATCAAGAAGGGTCTGTCTTTTTATTGTGATCAAGATACGTATAAATCCAGAACTAGGTTTTTAAACGACGTTATTGAGCTGAATAGGTTAGATATTCGTTTCCCTGCGATTATTCGTAACTTTTTAATCGATGGTTGCGGACTTTTTTACTTTAGACCTGACCCTAAATTGAAATATCAGATCTACTTCTTCAATAAGAAGCAGTATCGGGTCTTTCACGACGCTAACGGTCAGATTGAAGAGGTCGTAATCATTTATGACTACAAAGTAAAGAACAATAATCTTGGTTTACCGAGTGATGTGTACGGTCAGAACAAGCGTTATGTGCGTCTGAGCATCACTGCGGATTATATCGTTGAGAACGAGTCCGATACAGAGCTTAGTTTTGAGCTTGAACCTGGCGGTGTTCTTACAGCAGACCGTAAAAGACCGAATTCACTCGGTTTTGTCCCTGCTGTTGAGGTTTTAAACAAACCAAACGCCAGCGGGACCGAAGGAGAAGGTGATTTCGACCCGTTCATGGAGCAGATTGTGCTTCATGACCAGATGATTAAGAATATTTCGAAAAATATCGAGTTTTTCGGCAACCCAACGCTTATTTCGAGTCGACCTAGGTCAGACCTGGTCGAAGCAAACGACTCTGGTAACACTTTTCGACCCACAATCAGCTCTCAGTCGGGTTTTGCGGGTCAAAATACGCCTTCCACACGGGTTAGTGAGCCTTTTGGCTCCTCGATGGGTGGTGGGCTGCGTGTTCCACGCATTATTGCCAACGTAGAGCCTTCGGACCGAGTCGGTTACATGACTCCGGACCCGATTAGCGGTGATATGAACCGCTATGCGCTTCTTTTACGCGAAGAAATCCGTACAGCCCTCGGCGGTGTGGATGAAATCTCTATTTCAGCCGGAGCAACGGCTACAGAGATTAAAGGTTTGATGGGAAGGGCTCAAGCGACCGCAACGAGGAAGAATAAGAGCTTCCTTACTTATGGTTTCTGTGCTCTTTTGGAAATGATGATTTTCCACCAGGAAAACATCTTCCGTGAGTCATTTATTGCGGCGATCGGTCTAAAAGAACCAAAAGTCCCTGAAGAACAGACTGAAGAAACCTTTGAGCGTTATCAAAAAGCTCGTTTCCGCTTTGAGCAGAAACTTGATAAGGAAATGCTCAAAGCTGTCACCGAAAACAAAGTACCAAGGGGTGTCGTTGGTCTTCCTAAAGACGGCGCACGCAACGTCAGTTATAGATATCAAGGTGATGTCTATGAAGACACTGCTTACGACGTCCTTCAGAAGTCCATGGTCGTTCGAAATATGCAGGAGTTAGGTGTTGAGAGTGTTGAAGCTCTTAAATACCTTTTCCCTGATAAAAATGAATCCGAACGTGCCGAAATGTTGAAAGGATTTCCTTTCAGAATGGTTGGACAAGTACAGTCGTCAATGCAGCAATTCCTGGTATTATTAAACCAGATGTTGCAGTCTCCGCATCCTCTTGCGCCTGATCAACCTTTAGCGGCTGATCCTAGGCTGAATATCACTCCGCTCCTGTACAGGACATTCGACCATCTTGCGGAAGAACTAACTTATTCCGGTAGCTATGAGCCAGCAGATCCAAGCTTCGATCCCGAGCCCGGTCTCCCCGGCACCAGCGCCGGTAATCAGCGACCAGGGTTCAACAACAGTCTCACCCCAGCAATGGGTGGTGCAAGGAGCTACCCCGGTGGTAGCTTCGGCTCCTACAGCCCAACCGCCGTCCCAGGTGGCACCGGCTTCGGACCCTTCTATCAGCAGCCAGTCCAGCCAGTCAACGTTCAGCTCCTCCCCAACCAACCCTTGGGAAGCAGCGATGGGCTCACTGGAGCGGGTTCTGACTTCCCAGTCACAGTCCCCCAGCCAGGCAGCGTCGTATCCAACCCAGGCTCCACTGCAGGCTACAACACCGATCAGTCAGCCTTCACAGGCCCAGCCCTCGGTTTACCAGCAGCCGGTTCAGCAGACCTCGCCTACCAGCGCCTCTCAGACCCAAGCTTCCTCCAAGGGTTCTACGGACCCGAAACTAAGCGAGGCAAGCGCAGAGGTCGTTCGTAACTTCGGCATTGAGGCTCCTGGGATCCTCAATGCTTACGCCTGCTCCCTGGAAGATCTGCTGATGGAGCAAGCCCAGAAGACGGACGTTGTTCTTGATCGCGCTCGCGGAATGGAGACGATCCTGACCAACCCGGATCACCTGGCTGACTACACCGATCGGTTCTTTACTGAAGTCGTGCCTGTTGATCTTGACGAAGACCTTTACGTCAACAATCAAGAAGCAGCAGCCGGTGCTTACCAGCAGCAATACGACATGCCTGCTCCCCCCGTGGGATCCGCTGGTCAAGGCCAAGTTCCTGCCGGTCAGTCCTGGGAACAGTTCGGTGAGGTTATGAGCCGTTCTCCTGAAAATGCTTGGCGCGTCCTTAGCTCCATGCAACCTGAAGCACTTCGGTCTAAGCTCCTGTTCATGGAGCCCTCCTGAGCAAAGGGCTCTTAAATTTGGGGGAACCGACCTCGCTGTTAATTCAGCGGGGTTTTTTTGTGTTTACACTGGAGAAAAAGAATCAATGACACGTCGTAGTGCACCTAGGAAAAATCACGACGGCAATACCCGTCGACACCCAGACCGCCGACAGTCGACCCACGTAAGGCAGTCAGCTTGGGCGACAGTTAGAGAGGAACCTCAACCTGAGGTCTTTGATGAAGACGTTAGTCTTTAGTTTCCTTGTTAAATCGATTAGATGCGATCTTTTCGGCGGCTGCGACGATACGTATTCCGAAGTAACCGCCGATAAAGCAAATAGCTGTGGACTCGTTCTTAGTTAATTCAAATCGATCTGTTATCGCTGGTGACACAAAAACAGCTAAGGCCCACCCCACAAATAAGGCTTTAGTTAAATGAGCCACAAAACTACGCGCTTCTCGCGGGTGCATAATTGACTCCGTGACTGAGCCTGCGACAGAACTTCCCACGTTTTCGCTGCTGACGACAACGACGTCCATCACTTTTTCGATCATCTTTCGTCAGTCTTTAATACAACTCTAATAGGAATTAGAGTGAGAAAAATTAAAATCAAAACATGACGTATGCTTCTCTAACAAACTGGAAATACGACAAAAGTTTATACCACCCTATTCAGTCGGGTCCGCAACATACTGGTAATAATTTAGATTTAACTGACACTTATAGTGTTGTAGGTAGTGGCTACGTAGATTCAAAAGGTAACGTAGTTCAATGGTATGGTGTAAACAATCAAGGAATTGATTTTGGGCGTATAGTTCCTGGTCCTCCTCAGTCTTTTGCGTCTGATTTAGGTTTCGAAACTACTTCGTACCCTGAAACAAAAACTTTCGAAGTTACTGTTGTAAGTGATGACGGTAATAAATTTGCCCTAGACGGTGTTTCTCAGAAGAGTCTCACACTCATCCAGGGAAGTACTTATATTTTTGATCTGTCTGATACAAGCGTTAGCTCTCATCCTTTCCGATTAAGCGAAACAGAGTACGGGACGTGGGCTAGCGGAGTTGAATTTACAAATGGAGTAACGACATCTGGTGTACAGGGAACACCAGGCGCATACTTACAAATAGTCGTCGCTTCGGGGCAACAAGGAGCTGTATATCCTTATTGCACAGTTCACTCAGGTATGGGTGGAAGTGCTGTCTATTCCTTTAACGGACCTCCGTACAACTTACCTTTGTACGAGAGCACTGATTGGAGGTACGTTCCTACAGCAGTTCCTGGGTATTGGAACAACTATGACGAGTCTTATCCGGAAGCTTCTGGTGTTTTAACAGCACGCGATGGTTATAGACGACAGGGTCTGTTTAATACAGCTAATTCAACTGTTCAGACCGCATATGGCCCTGAACCTGGTCTTAAAAGCATTGGCGCTTATACATATTACAACGGTGTTGTTCCTTCTAATCAGGCATATAGTCCTTTTCAAACTCCTGCAGGTAATACAACCGCAGAAGGAAGCACTGGGGGAGCTGGCACATACCCACGTAGCCAGAACCCGATGTTAACTAACCCAACAAATAACAGTTCAGGAAGTCGCGCACCGTGGGTCTATAACGGACCGGTTTATTGCCAAACTTTCGTTCAATCTATTAGGTCAGATTTGCCTGGAACCATGGAAACAGTTTCACGCGATATGTATAGAGGTAGGTCTTCGTACTATGTACCAAATTATGCCTCTGTTTACGGTGTGCTTGGTGAGGGTGTTCGAGGAATGATTCACACGTTCAGTGCATCTGTAAACAGCTCAAATCAGAAGGGAATTTAACGCTACAAACGCGACATTTTTATACTGACAGAGCTTGTTTTGATCTAGTATTACTAAGTAGTTTCTACGGAACTTATCGATGTTCATCGATAATGATTTTCCGAAGATCCTTGGGGCTGAATTATATAGGCCCCACCCGGCTTACATCGTGGAAATGGCGGCTGAGCCCGTTGTTGTCCATGATTTCTCTAAACAGCCAGGTCAAACGGTCCAACTTGACCGTTATCGGTTCTTCGGAAATCCTGGCTCTAAGGAGTCACGCGAGCGTACTGCTGAGCAAACCATCGGTACGGCAAATAGCCGGAACATTGTTAAGGACAAGGTCCTGGTGACTCTTAAAGAGTACACCGGTCCTGCCGACTCCAATGACCCGACTCAGCCCTCTACCTTTAAGGTCGCCCGTGAGACCCTGATCACTGCGCAGCGCCTGCTGCTTGATACCGGTAATCTCACTACTTTCCACCAGTCAATCGGCAGCCTCACGCTGTTAGACGACTACCGTCGTTGGCGTGATCGGGTGTTCATCAATGAACTCCTGAAAGCTGTTTCCAAGGGTCAGTCTTCTGACTCACAGGGTGGTTACTACTTCCCTGGCGACCTGGCTACCGGCGCTCTGACCTACACCAACGCCGAGCAAGCCAAGTTTGACGTTAAGGACGACCTCCTCCGTGTGGTCAAATCCCTGCGTAAGCGCAACACCCCGACCTACCAGGACGGCTTCTATCGTTGCGTTTGTGACCCCACATTTTTGATGCACTTGCGTCAAAATAGTGACTTCCGTGAGGTGGCCCGCTACCCCGGTAACGGTCAAATCAATCCCCTCATGTCAGCTATGCAGCCTAACGCTGCTATCTACATGGGTCAGGGCTTCGGCCAAGCCAGCTTCGTGGCTGGTGAGCCTATTATGCCTACGGGATTTGTCTTCGAGGGCGTGCGATTCTTCGAATCCACCAATATGCCTTCCCAGACTCAAAACGCCACCATCGCTGGATCCACCGCAGATTACAACGCTGCGATCGGTATCTTCTTCGGCCCGCAATCTGTCGGCGTCGGCATCGGTGGCAACAACGCCCAGGTGCTTCTGAATAACAACGACGACTTCAGTCGCTTCATTCAGATGATCTGGTCGCTGTATGCAGGATTCGAACTGTTAAACGCAGATTTCGTTTCCGTTGGTTACTCTTTCGACGCTTGAGGAGGTAACTAACAATGGCGATCAACTCTAACCAGCTTCACGTTGCCAAGATCTATCCTGGCAACTACACCAACGTTCTTCGTTACTGGCACGAAGAAAAGACTGTTCAGTACGACAACGCCAACGGCGTGTCGACGAACATGACCAACCAACCCATCGGCGGCCCCGTCGGTGTGGTTTTCCAGCCTGGCTGGATTGCACAGCAAGCCGTTGGTTACGTGGACATGAGCTACCAAGCTCTTGGCACGTCTAACCAGATGAGCTACTACACCAAGCCTTATGGCTCTGGTCAAAACAGCGCTGAGCAGCCTTTCCTGAACGGCGACGTCATCGTTCCTTCTCCCGACTTCCATAAGGATGTCCGGGCTGACATCACCGACGGCATCAAAGTTCCGGCTACTGCTTACGTCTATCGCGCATCCCTGCGTCTCAGCGGTGGCGACCTCGTTAGCTCCGGCGTTGCCGGTGCCGACACCACCCCTGAACTGAGCCTCGTTCCCGCTGTGGGCGAAGGTCTGTTAGACGACGGCACTGTCGTTTCCGGTCAGTTCGGTGTTTCTCTCACCGGTTCTGACAGCCGTATCGCTAACGGCAGCACCGCTTCCACCAACATCATCGACTCAAGCAGCCTGGCTGCTCTGGGTTCTGAGACTCAGTGGAAGCTGTTCACCACGACTGACCTGGGCGGCGCTTCCGCTTCTGGTCTGGCTCAAGGTTCTGGTGTCTACGACCCCCGCGCCGAAGCCAACAAACTGTCTGGTGATGACAAGGCTCTCGCAATCTGCGAAGTCTGCTGGATCATCCCTGACGAACCGCCCGAGCGTGACGATGTTGCCCTGCAGCCCGACGGACTCGTCGAGTCACAGGTCTACACCTCTACCTCACCTTCCTGATATAGTCAGAAGGAACACGGGTGCGACCTCTCCTTCGGGAGGGGTCTTTTTTTGTCTTTATTTAATAATGAAATGATTAATAAATTGAATGCTCTCCTAGTCTTATAAGAACATAGTAAAGACTATGGCTGAGGCTTCCGATCTTTCTCTAGAGAGAAAAGAGTGCGCAAAGTGTGGCGCTTGTTGGCTTAACGGGCAACACTACTGGGCTACGGGGGCTAAAGGAAACGAATTAGATTTAGCCGGTTTAGTTTGCAACAAAGCAAACTCACCCGAGTGCATTAATCCGAAAAAGGGACAAGAAGGAGGGGATACGTGGGAGAAACGAGAAATGTTCCTAAATAATCTTGAGAAAATTACGGAACAAAGAGGCAAACCCCAGTGGGATGCAGGGATCTGGGGTGAAGACTAGCGAGTAGGGAGAACCAACCCTCCAACTGTCGGGGTACGCATCCGGTTTAACCGACCCATGATGGATTGGTCTTCTGCTGGAGTTAAAGAGTCTTTTCTAGCTTGTTCTAAATATGCTTCTGTGGGTGCATGTTTACCGCCGTAAGAAAGAAGACGAAGGTAGTGCTCCGGTTGAATAAGAGGAGCAATTTTTTGTAAACGATTAATAATCGGGTCATCAGCTTCGTACCCGAGAGCAGTTGCAAGTTCGAGCGCATCAGGAACGGCATCGAGACCGCCCGTAAGCACAGAAGCCCCTACTTCACCTAAGCCAACTATTCCGGCATTCATCATTTTTTGACCAAGGTCTGATTCGTAAGGGTTAGTAAGCTCTTGAACCACCCCGATAGCATCCCCTATATAAGGAATGGATTTCATAAATTTTCCCGCTAAACGAAAGTCTGCCATTAGATCACTACGTATTTCACTATTTTAGTAGTATCCGGTATAAGCTACTGTCCGTATAGTGATTGCTATGACCACCAAAATTTACGCACCCAGTGGTATTAAAATTACTGTGTTGTCAGTCCATGACGACGGTGAATACTTCATGGTTCGGTCCGACACCTCAGGTAAGGTCTTTTTCGCTCATTGTGACCAGGTCATTGACCCAGTAGAAGATAAAAGTTCTGAAGTCGACGAAAATCGAGGGTTAAACCGCCGGAATCGACGAAAAGTTTCTAGCGCACCTCAGGAAAAGAAAGTTCTTGTGCAGCCCGTCAAACCTGTGGACAGCCGAGTCAACCTCAATACGCTCACCGCTGAAGGTCTCACTCAAGTGCTTCCTGGTGTCGGAATTAAGACTGCTAAAGAGATTATTGAACTCAAGCAGACTCTTCCTGGTGAAAAATTCATTAAGTTAGATCAGCTTAAGTCTGTTAAACGTATTGATTGGGACGAAGTTTTTGCTACAGGAGAAGTGTTTGTAGAATAATAAATATATGATCAATAAATCGTGGCGCAGTTAACCCAGCAAGAACTTGAGCAGATCCAGAGTTATCTAGCTCAACAGGGTGTAACTTTTAACGCCACGACGACTGACGCTACCAAGCGTGAAGTTATTTACGCGGCGATCAATCAGATTACGCGTAACCCTGCTCAGGTCTTCGGTTACAAGCTTGATGACTACAACTTCAGTCGTGTTGCGTATCACCTTGCTTATAACATTGCCACTGTTCCTGCTGGTGACTACGCAAGACTTTTAGAAGCGTGTAACAGCATTCCTAGTGAGTTCTATAACGACAAAATTGTTCAGCAGATCGAGCGCTGTGAAGACGCGGAGCGTTTGACTGAGCTTGCCACCGGGCGAGCAACGAGTCGTCAAGAGACGATCTTGGGTGACGTTCAACGTTCAATCAACATTCAGGACAAGCGCGAGACGGCGCGAATCTGGCGTGAGAACTATATGTATGAGTGTGATCGTTTGGCACAGATGCTTTACGTTCCTAACTACCGAGACCCAGTTGCCTCTAGGTACAGATTCGAAAGGTCAGGAGGTGAGTTTATACAAGCTATTCCTGGTCCTCCTGATGTATCACGCTCTGACAGAATTTATTTTAGAGATAATTGGCGCTAAACTAATTTTAGAAAAGCGCTTATTTAACCGTGTCTAGAGCTGAACGTAGTGCGGATATGGTTCGCCAAGCACAATTAGTGCTTGGGCAAATGCTTGAAGACTCACCAGTAGGGCAGCGACTTTTAAGGGGGTTGGGTATCACCCCTGAAATGTCTCGTGCTATTAAACAACGTTTAGAGGCTGCTAAGCCTACAGCTATCGGTGACGCTGTACGGGAGTCGGGTGGTATCACGATGGGTTCACGTAGTGTTCCATCAATGCGTGATCTCGGCGCAGCACCTGTTCCTGAGTTCCCAGTTCCTGCGGGTTCTCCACAAATTCGTCGCTTACAACAACTTCGTCGAGAGATTGGGGCTCCTCAAGGCCCTCGCGAGTCGACTGCAGCAGACTATATCTTCCAGCCCGCTATTCGCGGGATGCAGTACCCGGCTGGTTCAGTAGCCGAAGGTTCTATGTTCTCTGCTCGTGGTAAGTACACCGCACCAGGGACCAAGATTGGTGGTCGCCAAATGAGCGGTGATTACCCTTCCTCTCCTATGCCTCAGGTTGAGCCGCCTGTAACTGCGCGGATGCCTGAAGGTCAAATGCAAATTGATCTTCGTAGTAATGAACAACTTCTGGGAGATACAGCTCCCATGACTTCACCTCCTGTACCAGGTTCACCTGGTGCTTCGGCTCGAATGGCAGGCCAAGGTCGTTTAGTTCGTTCTCCTGGTGGAGAAGTGATTGAATATCAAGCTCCTCGTCAGGCTCCTGGCGCAAATCCTCGTATGGAAATGCCTGAGGATCCCATGCGTCCTCAAGGTGTCCGCATGGTTGACCTGAACACTGAGTTCACCATGGATGCTGCTCAACGTCGTAATGCGTTGATGACGGGACTTGGTTTAGGAACCATCGGAGTTGGGGCCATGCTTCGTCGCCCTGAGCAAAATAATCCTGCTCCTGAACCGTTAGTTCCTCCTACAGTTGCTCCTCTTGGTGAAACGCCTGAAAATCCCTCAGGTGCTACAGAAGGAGAACTACCTTCAACTGGATTGCAAGGAGAAGCAATGGCTCCTGCTGGAGTTATCCCCACCAATCCTCCTGTTACCACAACGCCAGCGCCGGATCTAACTCCTGAGGAAGCAGCAGCTATTGCGCAAAATACAAGTCGAGTAGTTACAGCAATGCAACAAGCTGATCCTGCCTCGTCTTCTGCTGTTCGCGCTCTTG